TTTTTTGATTTTTTTTAGGCTGAAGCCTCTGGAGCGGCTTTAGTTTGCTTTGGGAAGTGTGGACCCATGTATCTCTGTAGGTTAAAGTATGTAAGTGCAACTTCATCATTAATTTTTAGTAGAGCTTTTAGTGGAGCATCAGGGTTAATTTTGCGACCATTATCTTTATCCTGTAGACTGTTGGCACGAATGTATTTGTTGATTTCACGTGTAACATCAGTGCGAGCCATTTCAGATCCTTTATCGCGGCCTAGGAAGGTGGCTAGTTCATCACTAATAAGCGATGGTTTGACAAAGCCACTAGGGGCACGTGTTCCTTTCTTGCGTTTTTTGTTATTAAGTTTCTGTACAACTTTAAGTTGTTTTACAGTTTTGCGTTCAAGGTTTCTGAGCTCAGTTTTGAGTGAGCTGAACTGAGATAGCATGGTCTGGAATTTCTGAATGAATTCACTAAAGTTATCAGTAATAGAGGTTTCGGTTGAATCTACACTAACAACAACATTCTGTTCTTCAACAGAAGGTTTAGTTTCAACAGAGGTAGTGTCTTTCTTGGTCCGCGATTTGGTGTCTTTTTTTACTTGTGCTTCAGGAGTAGCGGCTTTGGTAGATTTAGCTTTCTTGTTTTCGACAGGGGCAACATCAAGAACGGGTGTCTCGGCAGTCTTTTTAGCAGCAGCTTTAGAAGGCATCTTTTTATAATTATGTATATAATTATTCTTTTAAGTTGTTTTAAGCTTAAAATATATTATTACATTCTAAAATATATTTTAAACCCCATTTATGCTAAAGAATTTAATTATTTTCTTATTTTTTTATTATTTTTAATATTTTAAACGAATTTAATAATTTACAGATTCATATAACCAAGGCAATGCTTGTGCTGCTGATTCATTAACTAAAGTAAAACAACATAAAATATAATAACATCCTAAAGATTGGGAACTAATATTTATTCCTTTTGTTACAAATTCATCAATTATTGTTACTACACTTTTCTTAATTATATTATGATTATAATTATGAATTGAATTTATATTTATATTTATAGCTCTAAATGGGTTTCCAAATGGAGGACATATTTCTCTTTTTACTTCCTGGGTTAAATTTGCTCTATAATGCCATAAATCTGATAATTCTCTCATAAATTTTATTAATTGATATTTATCCAAGCTAGTTAACCATAACATATCTGTATAATTTCCTAAACTGTCCATATGTTGAAATAAACTTAAAATTTTAATTTCTAATTTTCTAGTTTCATTTATTTTTTCTAGATTATTATAGTCTATATTTATTTTGATATTTAACATTTTACTATATTTGATAAATAACATCATAGTATTAAATACTTCTTTATCTATTAATTTTGTTGAAAATGGATTTTGCAGTTGAGTTTTATTTTTAATATATAAATTATAAATTGATAATATATCAAATACATATATAAACTTATCTTTATCTTCAAAACTAAAAAATTGACTATATGGAATATTATTTATTTCATCTAATGTAGCAAAATCACAATCATTAGTGCATCTGTTTCTATTATAAAATCCTGGTCCATGTAAAGCAATATAATTTTTAACAAAAATTTTTCTAACTATTTTTTGAATATAAATTGAATTATATGTATAATACATGTAGTTGTAAAGTCGTTTTTTTAATTCATCTTTATTACCTGATGTTTTTATAATATATTCTTTACTTATTTTTTTTAGTTGTTGAATATTATAATTTATAGTAAGTAAATTTGAGTATTCAGATAATGTTGGCACTATAAAATCATTATCTTTTATTTTAATTTTGGTTTTTTTTAATGGGAGTTCTTTATTTAAAAAATATTCAATAATATTATCTTCTTTTTGTATAACAATATTTTTACTAGATTTTAGAGTTTCTATATTTAAATCAGATACTCTATTTTTTTTATACTTATTTATCATTATATATATAAACTGATATTATCTTTAAATATTAATAATATTCCAATACACTCATACGTAGATTATTAAGTAAAAAGTTTATATTTTCATTTTTTATATTTTCATTTTTTATATTTTCGTTTTTTATATTTTTTATAGACATATAAATTTTTCTTATTAATTTAAAATTTAAAATAACTGAATCATATTTAGATACAGAAATCATATAATTAAAGAATTTTTGCATATTTTGGAGAGATTTATTGAATAATAAGACATTCTCTCTACTTACTGAAATTTGTGAATTTATAAATTCTTTATAATCAAATAGTAAAAATAATTTTAAAATATAATAACTAAAAATATGCGTTTTTTCTCTATAAATAGGTGGTTGTTTATCTGAAAACAATTCAACATATGTAATACGATTATGATATAAAATTTTAGTGGTTTGTAAAAAGGAATGAATTATTTCAAATTTCATGATAGTTTCGAAAACTTGTTTGTAAAATATAAATTCTTGGTTGTAGGTGGAGAGATTACAATTTTTTGAATAAACAAATGAACAAATAGAACTATTAAAGAATTCTCCCCAAAATTCTACCAAACATTCCTGTATTCCCAATTCATTCTCTCTTGGCAAGTTAAAATAATTAAAAAATTTGTTATACATTTTATTTTGTTTAGAATTTTCAACTCTAATTTGAGACATAAAATCGTGAATATATGAATCTAATCCAAAATTATGTAATAATTCGTGAGTAAATACCTTAAATAATTCTTCTTGTCTATAAACAACAATCTCTCCATTTGATATACATCCATAACAAAATCCACCATTTGAATTAGACGCACCTAGCACTTTTTTTTGGGATTTTTCTAATTCTCTCTTAAATGGAGTCAAAAATAAATAAATATTTAAACTATCTTTGGAACATGTATTATTTTTAGTTAAGGTACTAATTAAATATATTTGCGCCATAATATTTCTAATCAAATTATCAAAGTTTGCAAGAAGTTTTGGAGAGATTTTTGAATATTTAATAAGATTAATAGAGATAGTTTTATCTTTAAATGGTAGTTGATAAATAATTAGAGAACCTTGTTTATTTCTAATATATTCTTTAACTTTAATATCAATATATTTATTGTTAGTAAAATGTTTTGTATATACATTATCAATTAAAGTTTTATATTCTCTTGTATTATTACCAAAAACTCGTCTAAATCTAGAAATATTTTGTAAATCAGTATCTAATAAATCATAAATATTATCTAATAATTTGAAGATTTGTTTTTGAAAATCAATATAAAGAGAAGTTTTTTTGTTATGTTGAGAGAATAATAAATTTCCATAAGATTTTTTAATTAGTTCATCATAATAATCTATTAAAAATATAGATTCTTTTGATAAATTTAACATACCTTGATTAATATATAAAAATATTTTTATGCAAAAATTGTAAAAATATTTTTAACATATTACTAATCTGCTGGAAGACTATCTTTTACTATTAAACTAGCAACCTTACTTTGTTTTCTCTCTAATTCTTTCAATTCACGCCTTTTTTGTTCTATTTGTTGACCTAATAAATCACTTTGTCCTGTTCCCATTTTTAATAAACGCTCATCAAATTGAAATACCATACCACTTGGTCCAAAAGAAGTTAATTTAGGTAATCTTAATTGAAGTTTACCTAGTAATTTATCGGTATCAATTCCATCAAATTCATCAATTGCTTTATCTATATCTTCTAAGACATTTCTAAACATACCAAAGTTACCAGAAAATACATTAGCAAGTGCTTGTCGAACTTGTGCATTTTCAATTAAACCCTGTTTCATTGGCTGTTTTCCTAATATTTCTAAAGTAAATCTATAATCTAAACGAGATGCAACTTTAAATTGTCTATTACCTAAATTAGAATCATCCATAGCGTCTTCTAAGTCTTTGATGTTTCTGTAAGTTTTAAATATAAAGTCTCGTATCTTTTTATTTTTTAAATTAAAAAATGAATCAGTTGAAAATATCTTTTCTTGATTTAATTGATTCTCAATTTGTCCTGCTTCATTTAAACTAGAATTTTTATTTTGATCAATTGCCTTAATATTTTCTGCACTTTGTTCACCCGCAATTAATCGTTGTGTTTCAGATTTAACATTAAATGCTGCTCCTAGTTTCTTTTCAAAAGTGATTGCTAATGCTCTAGCAATAGAAATATAAATACTTGAGCTGTTAATTACTGTTGAGAAATTCTTTTTGAACATTTCCATAAGATCATCAATATAATCACCAAAGAATTTTTTCATTTCAGATTCACGAACTCTTAATGTTTTAGAAAATACATGATAAAATGCGTAAGTTGAATAGTAGACAAATTCTATAAATAGTCGTTTTTCATCTTCTGTAAATTTTCTTGTTCTTAATCCTTGAAACATTTTACTTTTTGAACTTTTAATTACATTTCCTCTTGCGTTCATTGAAGGCCCAAATAATGCACCACCTTTCTGTCCATCATCTTCTCCGTTTTCAACAGGTACTTGTCTATCAAGACCCCTTTCTTCTAAATTTTGTTCTAAATTTACTATATCCGCTCTCGTTGATTCTAATATTTCTTCGCGTTTTTCTTCTGCATCTAGTGTTTGTTGTTTAGTCAAAAGTTTTGATTTTTCTTTATCTAATACCTTTAAATCTTCCAAAAATTGTTGGGTTTTTGCTGTTTCATCTGCTTTTCTTAGTTCTTCATCTCTATTTTCTGCTTCTAATTCAGCTACTTTTGTTTTGGCCTCATCTCGCTCAACTATTATTTTTTGTTTTTCTAGTTCAGATTGTAGTATTTTTGCATCTAATTGTGTTTCTTCTGGAGTTTCTGTTACAGTTTGATCTATAAATGCATCATCTTCACTATCAGCATTTGCTTGGAAATCTTGTAAATAAGATGTTTTAAAATCTCTAATTTGTTCACTAATAACTTTAACAAATGGTGGAAATTGCATTAAAACCATCACATTTTTAGCAAATTCAGTTGTAATAGAGTTTTCTTTAGAAATAGCACGACTAGATTTTTTAACATCATTATTATTTACTGTTACAACATCAACAATATTAGACCTAAATAATTTAGTTAATCCAACATAACTAATAACAACAGGTGCAATAGCAAGACCTAAAGTAACCTCTAATGCTTGACCACTCCTTAAAGCGGCTCCTTCAGTATAACTATATTCTTTTTTCTCTCTAACTTGTAAAACTAGTTCTTCATTATATATATTGTCTTCATATACATCTATTAATTCATCTAAACTTGAAAATTTAATTCCATTAATACTTAAAATAACATCACCTTTTCTCAAACCAATATTCTCAACTTCACTATTAATTTGAACTTCTTTAATTTTTAATCCATCTTTAAATAATCCTAAAAATCCATTCATTTTATAAAAATTTAGACTTTCCAATACTTTACCTCGTTTTTCTTGTGGTATTTTTATATCACGAATAGGTGTGTCTTTAAAAGTCATCATGTCTTGACTTCTTCTACCTTCTTTAATTTTTAATTCTATTTTTCCTTTATTTGTAGTTAGTATATAATTTAAATTAGTTTCATTATTAATAGGCATTTCTGTATCATTAACAGTAACTGATAAAATTTGATCATTTACTCTAATTTGATCTTTCTGAACTCCTTTAGGATTTACTCTATCAACTATATAATCAGAACCAACTTTTTTTACATGAATACCAATAAATTTATCTTTTAGATTAATATCTTCATAAGTATAACTTCTAATACCTTTTTTTACATCCAAACCTCTACCTGTTTCTTCAATAGTAAGACCCATTAATCCACTCTCTCTACCCACATCTATAGCAGGGATATCAGGAATTATAAATTCATATTTGTTTTTATCAGTGCCACCAATTAGATCGAATTCATCTATTCTACGTGACATTAATTGACGTTCACCATTAATAGGCGCTTGATGTAACATTGAATTATATATTCTTGAATTTTCTCCCCCTGCATCTTCTAGTTCATCAGAAGTAGGTTTCCTATCTTTAGCACCATGTACATATTGTAAACGTTTTTTGAAGTATTCACAAATTTCTTCAGGTTCTTTAGAAGTCATAAATTTAGAACTTAATTTAACTCTTACAAATTGTCTATTATTTCCATTATTTAATTGGTCACAATGAAAATATAAATAATCATATGTAGATAAATAATCATAAAAACAGATAAAGTTTGAACCAACTCTATATTTTTTAAATGGTTCTTGATTTAAATCAAGTTTTATACCATCATCAGGTTCACCTTCTTTTTTTTGTTGAAAATGAATAGGCAACATAAGTTTTTCTGATGGATAAAAATGAAACATACTACTTTGCATAGAAATAAATATATCAGCAAATTTATCAAAAATTTGATAATCAATAAAAAATTGTTTAACATTTGCTTCAAATTTATCATAATGTTTTAATGGTGGATATTTAGTTTCACCTAATTTACTTTGTTTAGATTTTTCATTCATTTTATCTAAAATATCTAACATTTGTTTCTTAATAAAATGTTTAATACGTTTTTTTATTCTTTCTTTTCTTGATACAGAATATGTAGTATAAGCAACAAATAATGCAGCACCAACAGCAGCACCAATTGGTCCGGCTAATGCAGCAGCACTTCCAGCAGCAATACCAGCACTACTAATACCTAAAGGTCCAAGAGCACTCATACTAGCAGCAGAAATTTGAGCCGTTAAAAATGTTGTAGCAGGTAATCCAGTAGCTAATCCAACTCCCATAAATGTAGCAGCTCCAACAGCAGTTCCAGAAACTCCAGCAGCAACTGCTTGTTTTGATGGTGAAATTCTACTTATAGCACCTGTTGTATTATCAATACCACTTTTAGTTAATGAAGTAGTTTGATCAATAACTGAACCTCCTTTTAGTTTAGTAGTAGAATTATTTTTTTTTTTAGATAATTTTCTTTTAGTATAAACCATTTATATATAATATATATAAGTAATTATAATTAAATTATAGATTTTAATTTAATATTTTGTATAAAAATAAAAATATTAAATTATTTATTTTGCTAAAACTTCTCTAATTTTCATTAGTTCAGTTGCTTCATAAACACCTCCACCTCTTCCTGGTTTATAAATATTAATTTTAGAATTTCCAGTCAATAATAATATATCATTAAGTTCTTGGTTAAATATTTTGGAACCATCTTTTTTTAAATTGAACTTAGCATTTAGTGCTTCTGTTAAAAATTTAGAATAATCTTTTTTATAATCAGCATCAGACATAATTTTAGATTTATAGGTAGTGATCATTTTATCATAAAAAGCTTTGGTTAATTCAGATGAAGAAGTTTCTTCATTTGATAATGTAAATTTATTATAAATATCTGGTAAATTAGAGAATCTAACTGCATATAAATAATGATGTATACTGGGCCATAAATTACCTTTAATTTCTAATTTTTCATTATCTTGATTAAGTAGATAACTATTATCTAATTTTCTTCTCCAGTCTTTAATTTTAAATAATTTTAAAACACTTGGTAACGTTTTTTGTTCTTTAGTTATATTTTCTCCACTACCTTCACCTACTTTTTTGTGTAGTGATTTTGAATAAATTTGAATTACCATGGTATCATCATATAATTGAGATTTAGGTTTATCAACAAGAGATTCAAATTTAGAAGTTTTTTGAATTTTGACATTTTGTTTGGTAGCAAAATCTCTAAAATCTGGTATTTTGTAAAATAAAGATGATTCAGATTTCATACATATATCAACAATTTCTTGTTTTAATTTATATGGTAATTCTGAAAATTTAAATGCTCCTTTTCCAATATTTTTATCATAAGTAATTAATTTATAATGACTACCAATTTGATAATTACAAATTATATAATAATCAGGTTGAAATATATCTTTTTTTTGTAAATGTTTATCACTTTCTCCACATTGTAAAACTTCAGGATTAACTTCTTGAGTTTCATCAAAATTTTCTTCAGCTAAAATAACAAATTTAACATTATATAATCTTTCTAATGCAGAAATAGCCCAACTATCAGCCCAAAATATATTATTTTTAATAACATTTTTTAAATCATCTATTGTTTTGACATCTTTCATAAATTCAAATTCTTCTGTAAGTTCTTGATATTCTTTGCTTTCTTCATTTGAATCAACTACTTTTTGTAAATTAGATTTTGCTTCTTTTAACATTACAGATTTATCGTTAGTATTGCTAGTTCCTCCAATCATAACTTTAAAACGTTTATGTATTTTTTTTAATTCTGTTATTTTTTCTTGAGTTTTTTTTAATCCACCTTTATAAAAATCATAAAATTCTTTATATGTATTGTATTGTGTTTCATCTAAGTCATCTGCTAATTTTTTTCTAATATTTTTAACACTAATTGTGCTATATTTTTCTAAATTTAAAGTTTTTAATGCATCTCTTAAAACTGCATAAAAACAATCTCCACCCCCTTCATTATCAATAATTGAATATTTATGACTTTTTAAAAATTTATTAATCCATTTATCAGAGTCATTAGATTTAAAATTTTGAATTTCAAAATCACTTTCTTCTTTTGTTTGTTCTTTTAAAATAATAGGTTTATCTTCAAATTCTTTGACATCTTCTACTTGATCATCACTGGATATTTCAGAATCTTCACTAGTAGCTTCGTCACTTTCACCTTCATCTTCATCTTCATCTTCATCTTCATCATTATCTTCATCTTCACTATCTGCTTTTTTAGTAAATTCAATATCGTCTTCTTCAAAATTATATTTAGATAAAATGTATGGTTTAGCATATGAAAAAAAAAGTGGATAATCAAGTTTTTCTATAACAATGTTTCCCTCAATATCTAATAATTCTCTATAAGAGGTATTTTTTGTTTCAAAAATACCAATTTTGGCAACTAATTCACTATTCTTAACTAAATATATATTAAAATAAACAATATTATTATCAATATATTGAAAATTAGGTTTTCCAAGTGCAAATTTAACTTTTTTTCCAAATATTTTTGCTCTATAAGCATAACTTTCACCTTGATCATTTTTATCAAGATTATTGGATTCTAAGTAATTAATATTTTGATCTATTTTTGATAGAACCATATATAAGTTATAAAAATAAGAAAATTTTATACTTTAAATTAATAAATATTTATTTAAAATTTATTTTAATAAATAGTATAATGATACCATTATATTATTTATTATATATAATAAGAAGCTATAATTCCGAAAATTTATTATGGGTAGTCAATACATCAGATGAATTAGAAAAAATATTAGAATATACTAATATAAATTCAAAATATGAAAAATATTATATAATAGAAAGAGCAATAAAATTAGAAGATAAAGAAAAAGAATTAAAAATAGAAGATTTTAAAAGTTTAATCTTAAATAAAGATGATGTAATAATAAAAGCTAGTATTTAATTTATAAATTTTTTTCAACGATATCTTTATGTTTAAAAATTATTTTATTACTAATACTTAAAAATGAATTATTTTTTAAATTAGATATATATTTAAAATTTGAAATTAATTTTTCATTAGTTAATTTAATATTTGAAGTAATTAAAAATAAAAATTGTGTTAGTAATTCATTATATTCTTTTTTATTTTCTAATTTAATATTATCTATTAATTCATCTTGTAAATTAATAGTAGCATCAGTAATAATTTCTAATGGTATTAAATCAATTTTAAAACAATAAATATAAAATCTACATAAACATTTGTATTTGTCATTATGTTTATTAATTTCAGTTAATTCATGATAAGTGTGATTAGAATTAGGAATTTTAATTAATTTATAAATATTGTAAAAAATTTCTAAATAATTGTTTAATATATCAGAAAAATCAGAATTAATATTTATTAAGTTAAATAATAAGTCAGAATAAAGATTGTTAAAAATAATATTATTATAAACTAAAGAATCAAAAATATATATATTAATTTTATTAATATCTATTTTATCTAAATTTTTTTTATCATCAAATATAGATTTGTAATAACACAAAAATTCATTTTTTAATTTCTCAAAATTTGACTCGGTAATTTTATTTAAAATTTTTCTAATATTAGTAACAACCATTACATGGTCTGATTTATTATTAATATCCTTAATTCTATTTATTTTATAATTAGTAATTACTTCCTTGTCTTGTATTATTTTTTCATCAATATATTTATCAGATTCATCTTTATGAAAGTTTTTTTTAGAATTTTTATAATTTCGCATATTTTTATTTTTAGGATTTTTATGGAAAGTATTAGAAGAAAAATTAGGAACAATATTATATACAGGGTTTTTAATATCAAGTAAAATACTATTTAAATAATTTTCTACATCAGAATTTAATTTATAAGAAGTCATAGTTTTAGATAATTCATATATAAAATTGATGTCATAGGTAGACATATAATATATAAGAGTAATGAAGTTTTAAATTATATTTTATATATATTTCGTTTGCACTATAAAAATAATATATTATTTATTAATAATGGATTTAATATTAAATTTATTAACAGCACAAGATGAAAGCAATGATGTAGAAAATTTAAAAATTAATAATTATTTTAAATTACCTATTGAAATGATTGAAAATAAGATAGAAATAAATAAAAATATAATAAATGATTTAGAATTAAATGAATTAAAAGAATTAAATGAATTAAATGAATTAGATGTATCAAATAATTTATATAAGGAAAATTTGTACTATGTTCTTTTGGAACCAAAAAATACACTTGAACAATCAATAGCTTTAAAATGGGGTAAATATTACAGTAATGATAAAAATTACTTAACTGAAACTCAAAATTTATTAAAAAATTTCAAAAATAATGTTAATTTTGAAGATGAAACAAATCAAAATGAAAATATTTTTAATAATTCAGAAGAAATAATAAAAGATAATGGATTTAAAGAAAAATATCAATTTATAGATTTACCATATTTTAATAAATACAACAATGATGAATTATGTATGCAAATGTTATCAATATTTAATTTGGCTAATCCAGTTTTGAGTTTATTAGGACCAATTTTATTACTATTATTACCATTTTTTATAATAAAAGTTCAAGGACATAATATTACATTAGAATCATATATAGTTCATTTAAAAAATGTATTTAGTAATCATATAATTGGTCAATTTTTTAATGATTTTTATGATGCACCATTATCAACCAAGATTTATTTATTGATAAGTATAGTTTTTTATATATTTCAAACATATCAAAATATAATTAGTTGTGGTAAGTTTTATAAAAATATTAAATATATACATGATAAATTATTTGAATTGAGAGATTACATTACAAATTCTATAAATAAATTTAAAAATCTATTAAAATATACAGAATCTCTCTTGACCTATGATAATTTTAATAAATATTTAAATGATAATATAAATGTTTTAAATAATTATTTATTGAATTTGAATAAAATTAAAGAATATAATTTTAGTTTTACTAAATTATTTGAGTTAGGACATTTAATGAAATGTTTTTATAAGCTACATAATGATAAAAATATTATACAATCTCTCTATTATTCATTTGGTTGTAACAGTTATATACAAAATTTGGTTTCAATTCAAAAACATTTAAAAAATAAGAAAATAAATTTTACAAATTTTATAAATAATGATAAAAAAACAAGTTATATTAATTCATATTATAGTCAACTTTTGAGAGATAGTAGTAATAATATAGTAAAAAATACATATAAATTAGATAATAATTTAATATTAACTGGTCCTAATGCAGCTGGTAAGACTACATTATTAAAATCTACATTATTTAATGTTTTACTTTGCCAACAAATTGGTTGTGGATTTTTTGATAAAGCAGAATCAAAAATTTATGATTTTATACATTGCTACATAAATATACCAGATACATCGGGGAGAGATAGTTTATTTCAAGCAGAAGCAAGAAGATGTAAAGAAATATTAAATATCATAGAAGAAAATAGTGATAAAAATCATTTTTGTGTATTTGATGAATTATATAGTGGAACTAATCCCGAAGAAGCAGTAACAAGTGCATTAGTATTTTTAAATCATATTAATAAAAAAAATAATGTAAATTATATATTAACAACACATTATTATAAATTATGTAAACAATTAGATAAAAATATTTCAAAAAATTATCATATGGAAATTAAGAAAAATAAAAATAATGATGATTTTAAATTTACTTATAAAATAAAAAAAGGAATAAGTAAAATTAAAGGAGGATTAAAAGTATTAAAAGATTTAGAATATCCACAAACTATTATTGATAATTTATCAAAAAACTAATCATTATTCATTAATAATAATGAAATACCAATAATAATTAATAAAATTGATAAAGATTGAACATATGATAAATATTTTTTAAATTTTAAAGCAGTTATAATTGCCAATAACATTATAAGAACTCCAGAATATACTGCTCTAGTAATTCCAGGATTTTTAATATTTTTACATGCATTCCAATAAATTAGATTTCCAACAAATGATAATAACCCCATAATTGCAATAATAAATATTACTTGATTAGGTAATTGTTCTTTATGATAATTTCTATATAAAAAATAAGGAATTGTAATTATTCCACTAATAATAAACCACACACTAACAAATAGATCAGGATTAATAGATACACAATTAGAAAATTTATATAATAATTCCATTAATACAAAAAATAAAGCACTTAAACCGGCATATAATATAAATTTCATTATATATATTTCAATATTAAAAATATATTCGTTAAACATTGTTAAAAAAAATAAATATAAAATTTAATGATTTCATTATTAAATTTTATTGATACCGGATTTATAATTACTTTAGGCTTATTATTACTATTTACTGGAGCAGTAATGTTATATTGCTATAGGCGGTTAAATGTTTTAGAAAATAGTTTAATTGAACATGGTAAAATTTTACAAAATTTTATTGTAAATTATAATAATCAAGTTTTAGTTACACAACAAAGTCAATTTAGAGATTTAAAATCGGTTTCCACATTAAATATAAATTCTGGAGACAAAAATAAAATAAGTGTTTCAGATGATGAAAACAATCTAAATGATGAAGAAGAACGATATGATGAAAGTGATAATTATGATGAAGAGAGTAATGAAAATTCAGATGAAGAAAGTTATAGAGAAACCGATGAAGAAAGTCAAGTAGAAAATAATGATATTAATGAAAAAGATTTAGTATTAAAAAATGACACTATCGATTCAACAAATGAACAAAATACAGAAGATGTGTTTTCAACAAATTTACCAATTGATTTAAATGAATTAAATGAATTAAATGAAATAAATTTAGATTCAAAAATTATTAAATTAGAAACACCAGAAACTGAAGTAGAAACTAGTGAAAAAGTAAATGAAAAAAAAAATTATACTAGAATGAAAGTAGATGAATTGAGAAGTTTAGTAGTAACTAAAGATTTAAAAAATAATGAAGAGGCACAAAAATTGCAAAAAAAAGATTTACTTAAATTGTTACAATAAATTTTTTAATAAAAATATATTATAAAATTATATATTAAATGACTTGGGGAACTTGTTATAAAGGTTCAAATAATATTCATTTTAATTTTCCACCCATCATGAATGATGGAAGAAATTTTTCTAATTACCAAGTAGGTGCTAATTTAGATAATACATTAAAAAAAAATGCAAATATTAAAACTAATAGTGATTATAGAAAATATTTACAAAATAACGCCGATTCAATAATTAAAAATAATCAATTAAGTGCTTGTGATGAATGTTCTACTTGCCCATATTATTCATCATCTAATCAAAATTTAACAACATCAAAACCATTTATTTTTGATTCTATTGTTTCTGATGATCAACCATTTGGTTATGAAACAAGTGATTTAAAAAATATATATTTATCAAAACAAGTTTTAGAAGCTCAAATGCATGCACCTAGATTTAGAATTCCAAATAAAGAAAAATAAAAAAAACTTCTTTTTAATTAATTTTTATAATAATTAAAAAGAAATAATCTATAACTATATTATAAAAACTATGCCAATGGCTTTTTTAGACAGTCTCATGGCGCCTTTAGGTAAAGAGCATTGTACTGTTTACTATGTTCTAGGTCTTTTAACATTATTTTTTGCTGTTTTAGCAGTTCTAAATGGTGTTTATCAAATGTTAGACAAAAAATCTATGACAACTGGTTTATTTTTAATTCTTAACTCATTAACTATGTTCTTTATGTACTATTTATACAGAATTGTATATTCTATATGCATTAAAACTTTGTAAATTATTAAATATAAACAAAATTAAAAATAATTTTTATTAATACAAATCTAGATTTCTCTCTAAAAATAGCAATTACATATCCTATAATATTATTTTTTAACTTATATTTTTATACATGAAGCTTTAAATAATATTTTAATATAAATAAAATTATTTATTTATATTAATGAAAGTTCTAAGTATTGATATAGGAATTAAAAATTTAGCTTTTGTTATTCTTGAACATGACAAAAATAAAGAAGAATTTAACATACAAAAATGGAATATAATTAATCTTTGTAATAAAATACCTAATTGTTCTTCATGTATAAAACCTGCTAAATTTTGTAAAGATTATAATTTTTTTTGCACTAAACATAGTAAGAATACCGAATATAAAATTCCAACAATTAATACTAAAACTTTACCTAAACAAAATTTAAAGAATATCATATCTATTGCAAATGATTATAATATTGAATACGATAAATCTATATCTAAAAATGAATTGATAAAATTAATTGAAGATTATATCAATAATACATGCTTAAATGTAATAGAAAAATTAAATGCTAATGATATAAATTTAATTGATTTAGGTATTAATTTAAAAAAAGAATTTAATGAATTATTTACAGATATTGATTTACATAATATAGATATTATAATTTTAGAAAATCAAATTAGTCCAATAGCAAATAGAATGAAAACAATACAAGGAATGATAGCTCAATATTTTATTGATTGTAATAATTATAATATAGAATTTATGTCTGCAGCTAATAAACTAAAACTTTTTAATAATAATAAAAAAACTACATATTCCGAAAGAAAAAAATTAGGAATTAAATATACACAAGAATTACTTTTAAAAAAAAATATGATTAGTCATTTAGAATATTTTAACAAAAATAATAAAAAAGATGATTTAGCTGATTGTCTTTTACAGGGTATATACTATCTTTCTACTTTTAATAAACTAAATATTTAAAAATATATTATTACAATAATATATATGGCTTTATTAATAACAACTAAGAAAGATTTGAATGAAATAACAAAAGATAAATT